CTAAGTTTCTTAAAGTAGAGCAAGGAATTCCTAAGTATTTTAGTGAAGATTATTTTCTTGATAATATTATTCCATTGATAGACGAATTATTTACTAATGAAATACAAGTAAAATGTATATTTTATTTAATGTTTTATACAGGATTAAGAGTTAATGAATTATTAAATCTAAAAAAATCTGATATTAATTTAAAAGAACAAAAGATAAATATTCAAAAAAGAAAATCAAAAAATCCTATTATAATATATTATCCTAAAGAAATAAACAAATTAATAGAATTGCAGTTTGATAATTATCCAGAACATGATAAGATTTTTAAATTAACGGCGAGTGGTTTGAATTATTATTGCGAAAAATTAAATGTTAATTTAGAACAAAAAATTAATCCTCATTTATTTAGACATTCCTTTGCTATTATGTTTTTAAAGAAAGGTGGAGATATTTCTGTATTAAAAGAATTATTAGGACATAAATGTTTACAATCTACTTTGATTTACGCAAAGATGACAAATGAAGATATTGAGAAAGAATATCATAAATTTATCAAAATCAAAAGGAGTCCAAAATGAGATGTCCTAAATGTGGAAGATTTATGATAAAATTAGACGGTAATATAAACAAATCTTACTATTATTTATGTCGGCATTGTGATTATACAAGTGAATTATTTTACTTTGATAATGAACCTTTGAGTGATAATTATCCTTTATTTGACTCTTATAACATTAAAAATTGGACTTATAAAAAATATTTTGCTATTCCTAAATTAAAAGCGGAACATAAAAAAATCTTTAAAGAAATGGAAAAGAAATTAGGAAAAATTACTGATAATGATAAGAATAATTTATTAATTTGGTTTTGGGAAATAGAAAAAGGAAAGGAGAAAGAAGATGAAAGTTAAAATAGAATTTATTGTAGAAACAGATGATTATGGTAAAGAGGAATTTAAAAAAGAAATAATAAATCTTATAAAAGATATTGACGAAGATACTCAATTATTAAGTTTTGATATGTATAAAATAAGATAAGGAGAATTAAGATGAAAAACATACAAACGGGAAGTGGAATAATTAGAGTGCAAATATCTGAATTTGAAGGTAAGAAATATCTTGATATTCGTAAATTTTATCTTGATAAAGAAACAGAAGAATATAAACCTACAAGAAAAGGAATATCTCTTAATCCTGAAATTGCAGAAGAGGTATTAAATACAGCTAAAGAAGAATTGGACAATTTATTTAAATAGTAATATTTTTATTAACTTATTTAAGTATTTCTATAAAGACTATATAAAAGTAATATGTGTTCTATCTTCTTACTACTGTATTTTTCTTTCAGAAAAATACGAGTAACTTAACTATAAATCAAAGATTTATAGGAAAAAGTTTCTACAAAAAAAACTTTTGCTTTTAGTTTTTTGATTAAAAGAAAAAGTAGTATCCAATATAACGGTTCAACAATTAGATTAATTTAAAATATTGTCATGTTTTACTTGACAGGTAGTAGTTATATATGCTATAATAAGCATGAAAGTAAGAGAGGTTTATTATGAGTAGGGAAAAAGGACGGTCAATAACAACTTATAGACATAAAGTAGAAAAATTGAAACGACTTTATAATAATCTATATAAAGCGAGCAAGAAAGCCAAAGAAAAAGGCAAAGCTCGCCGTTTTTATTTTCATGAGAAATATTCGAGTTTTGATAAATATAGAGATACTATCAAAATAAAAGAAGCGAGCAAGAAATGAGTCAATTTAATGCTAAAGTAGGAAAGAAATATAAATTGATAGAAGTTAAAGAAAAAGAGAGTTGGTCTTGGGTTAAATTTTTTAGTGGGTTTTTTAATATCTTTTCTTCGGTTGATTGGGGAAAAGATTTAAACTCTATTTTTAATCTTCGCAAATTAATAATATATGTCATCGTAATCGGTGGGATTTTTGCTTATGGGTATTGGAAGGGCACTCAAGGAAAACCTGTTCAAATGGATATAGGTTGGGAAGAAGAAACTGTAATCGAAGTTCCTAAGAGTGATTTGAAATTATATAAACCAAAGAATAGCAATTCTCTTTATTGGTTAGACTCAAAGACAGGAAAGAAATATCCCGTAACCGTTGCAGATATACCTTCACTTGAAAAGAAGTTGAAGCCCTATGGAATAGATATTCATCCTATAGGTGTAATTGGCGCCGGGGCGAGTATTAATGATGTAGCTTTTGAAGCAGGCGCCGGTATATCAATATTTAGATATTGGATGATGAGATTAGAAACTTTTGTAACAAATAAAGGAATATATGTAGGAACAAGTTATAAGTTAGACAATTTACATTTAGAAAATACATCAATAGGCATAGCATTTGGAAAAGGTTGGAGTGATAATGATGATAACAGAGCGTTGTTGTATGTGAGCTTTAAATTTTAGGTAAATTAACATGAATATACTATCTACAATTATAATTTCAACGATAGTGATTGGTTGTTGTAGCGTTATCGCTTATTGTGATGTTACTATTATAAAAGAGATTAGAAGATTTAGAGAAGTTATGCAAGATATTTTAGAAGAAATGGAGAGAAAATAAGGAGATAAAATGAAGATAAATATTAAACAGTTTGCAAGATTTCTTGAATTAATAAATGTAAGTGGTTCAGTTGAAATTAAAGAGTGTATTATGATTGGGGATAAAAAGAATTTGAGAGTAACAGCAAGAACTCCTTCAAATACCTTTGCTCTTACAGCAAAATTAAAAGGAGATTTCTCTGAATTAGAAACTGTAGGAATAGATGACCTCGCTCTCTTGAGAAAAGTAATATCTCTAAATGATGAAGAAGTTGATATTACAAGAAAAGAGAATACTATTATTTTTAAGAATAAAACAACAAAAGCAAAATTATTATTGAGAAATCCTAAATATATTTTAACTGCTTTAGAAGAAGATATTTATATGAAAAAGGCGAAAGCTTTTAAAGGAAATGAATTTACATTACGCAGAGAAGATATTGATAAGATAGCCAAATACTACGAAGTATTTAAAGGAGAAATATTTATCTCTGGTAGTGATAATGTTATCACTTTTATTTTTGGAGAAGCAGGGATTTCTGAAATCGCCCCTATGCCACAAAATACAGCGGAAGTTAAAATTGCTATAAAAGAAAAAGTAAAATCTTTCAATTTATTAGTCGCAGGATTTTTAATTGAAGCTCTTATACAAATAAAAGAAGATGTTACTGTATCAGCAAACACAGATATGCCTATGATTATAAATGCTAAAACAGATTATTCTGAAGTAGAATATCTTGTTGCTCCATTAAAGAGATTAACGACTAAAGATGAATAAAAAACAAGACCAAACATCTTTATTTGAAGAATTAGAAAATAACGATTGGAGAGAGGAGTGGAAAGAGATGCCAGAATATATTCAAGAAGATTTAAATCCTAAAAGAAAGCTTATAGTTAATTTTGAGACAGACGAAGACTTTGAAAAATTTGTAAAGAAATTAGAATTGACAGATATGATGACAGATAAAACAAAATCTATCTGGTATCCTATTCAAGAAAAAGAACCTCCGAAAAATTTTGGTTATATCTTTGATGAAGAATAAGAAAATTTTAATAGTAGGAGAAAGATTTGCAAAAGATATTAAAACCGCTATTCCGTTCAAGAATGGTCAAAGTGCCAGAAGAGTTAGAAATTGGTTTAATAAGAATACTTATGAAGATATGATAAAAGTTGCAGATATAATCAACGCAATACCGAAATATTCTGATTATGATACTATGATGAATTATATTAAAATAAGAGATTATTCGATTATATTTTTATTGGGTCGAATAGCTCAAAGAGTTTTATTTAGCAATTTAAAGAAAGATATAACTACTATAACTCATAATGATAGAATTTTTGTATTGTTACCGCATCCATCCGGTCGAAATTTTTCTTGTAATCATAAAGATAAAAAGATAAAAAAATTCGTAGAGAGAATACTAAATGAATCCTAAATATCCAATTTATATAGTCTCGAAGAGTCGCTGGGAAAGTCGATTAACAGCAAAAGCTCTTGAGAATATCAATGTCCACTATTATATCGTAGTAGAAAAACAAGAATATGATAAATATAAATCTGTTACAGATGATAAAAAAGGAACAGTATTAATATTACCTCAAAAATATCTCGATGAATATGATACTTGCGATAATTTAGGAAATACTAAAAGCAAGGGTCCAGGCGCCGCTCGAAACTTTTGTTGGGAACACGCTATCGAATTAAAAGCAAAGAGACATTGGGTTATGGATGATAATATAGGAGCTTTTTGTCGATTAAATAAAAATAGAAAGATTAGAGTTTATACAAGTGCTATGTTAAGAGCCGCGGAAGATTTTGTAGATAGATATACAAATGTGCCTCTTGCTGGATTAAATTATAGATTTTTTGCGCCAGAGAGAGATGAACAGCCACCTTACAGATTAAATACTCGAATATACTCATGTCTATTAATAGAAAATTCTGCACCTTATCGATGGCGAGGGCGATATAATGAAGATACAGATTTATCTTTAAGAGTATTGATAGACGGAAATTGCACTATTTTGTTTCAAGCTTTTTTATGTGATAAGTTAGGAACTCAAAAGTTAAAAGGCGGAAATACTGAAGCTTTTTATGCGAAAGAAGGAACTTATAACAAATCTAAAATGCAAGTTGATTTACATCCAGAATTATCTTGCATGACAAAAAGATTTGGAAGATGGCATCATTATGTAGATTATAGATGTTTTAAGAATAACAAATTGATTCGAAGAAAAGATTTAAAATTAGAAGATAAAATAAACAATTATGGAATGAAATTAATTAATTTCAATACAAAAGAAGTTATAGAATGAAGTTATATTTTGCTCATAATTTTAATAATAGAAATGAATTTAGAGAAATAGAACTTCAACTTGAAAAAGAGTTGAACATAGAATTATTTAATCCTTTTTATGATGATTTGACAAGAATAGAAGAAATGAATTTATTAGATAAAGGAGAAAAATTTAAAGAAGATAAAACTTATTCAGAAAAAGTTGTAAGAAGAGATTTAAAGAATTTAGCTTCTTGCGATGGTTTATTAACGATTATAAAATCTCCAAGTATAGGAACGACTTTAGAAATAGCAAATGCTCGATTGATGTGCAAAAAATATATAATAGTTATAAGCGAAAAATATTCTGAACATCTATGGTTAAAAGAATATACGACTCATAGATTTAAAACAATAGAAGAATTTAAAAACTTTGTGAAAAAAAATGAGCGAACTTAAAGAACTTATATGGATAGAAAAATATCGACCTTCAAAAATAGAAGACCTTATTCTTCGTAATAAAAGTCAGATACTTAAATTCTTAGATAATAATGCAACTATACCTAATTTTCTTTTAGTCAGTAAGAAACCCGGCACAGGAAAGACTACTTTAGCAAAAATAATAATTACTATGACAAATGCAGACTCAATTAAAATTAACGCTTCAGATGATAGAGGAATTGATATTATAAGAGAACGAGTAAAGAAGTTTGCAGGTGCTTTATCAAGTAATAATAAACGACGTTGTGTATTTCTTGATGAATTTGAGGGCACCACCAGACAAGCTCAAGATAGCTTAAAGTCTATTATAGAAACTTACGCAGATAATACTTTCTTTATATTTACAGCGAACGACGCTTCTAAAATAATCGAACCTATAAAGAGCAGATGTGTTACTATTGATTTTGAATTACCAAATAAAGACGATATTTTAAATAGATTGAGTTATATTTGTAAGCAAGAAGAAATGAAGATAGAAGAAGATGATTTACGCAGATTAATCGATTATAATTATCCTGATATAAGAAGCTGTATTAATACTTTACAGATGTGGAAGACTTCGGGTAAGATTGAATTTCCAGAAGATAGATTTATGAAATTTTGGGAAGCTGTCAAAAATAAAGATGTTACTTATATATATGGAGAGACATATAGCGGAACTTTTAATATATTAGAATATAATAAGTGGATGTGGGAAAAATTATTCGAGAATTATGATAAGTATGGATTGGATAAGACTTCTAAAATGGCAGAGCAATTAGCAGAGATTGAGAAAAGTCATTCGCTTTCAGCTAATTTAGAGATTGTATTTATTTCAGCTTGTTTAAATATAATGAGACTATTATGAATATAGAATCGATTTATACGAAAAGTTTGTTGAGCAAATACGGACTTGATTTATTAGCTCTTTCATATTGTGAAGATGTTAATCCAAGAGAGCTTTCACTATGTTTAAATGAACAAGGATTTTTAAAATGATTAAATTTTTCGACATATTAAATATGCTCTATACCAAAAAGAAAGTCCAAATCGAAACAGATACTTCCTTAAATATAACCCTTTCAAAATGGCTTTCTTACGATAAAGATAATCTCGTTTTTTTGAAAAGATTACTTAAATATCAATTTTATCTTGACCCTAAGCATTATTTTTATATGCTCTTTTTTAACATTCCTAAGAAAAGTAAAGCTCCCTTTTTAAAGAAGATAGATAAACATGAAGAAAAAGAAGATACTCTTCTAAATAAAGTTAAATATATATTAAATTGGTCAGATAGTGATATAAGAAAAAATAGAATTATTTTAAATGAGACAATATTAAAGAATGTTTCTTATTGGAAAAAGGAGGTTGGAGTAAAATGATAAATATTACTCAATATCATTGGATTTGGTATTTATTAGGATTTATGATTGCACCAAGATTGACATTTATGATTTGGTTAAGTTTGTATTTTAGCAATATATTGCCTTTGCCGCTTTTTATAATCGGTTGGACATATACAATAGTTAACGGAATTAAAATAAAAATAGGAAAAACCAATGCCCAAATTTGACCAATGTTATCGCTGTAAATTACTTCTTCCTATTTATTTATTAACTACTATAGTAGCGAGAGGAAATTCTTCAGGAAGAATTATGCGAGTAAAAGTCTGTAATGCTTGTAGAAGTGCTATTATTAAAGAACAACAAAGGGGGCAATAATGGGCTGGGAGCAGGAATATAGATTTCCTACTTTATTTGATTTATTTAGAGAAATTACCGAGACTAATATGTCTGACCATGAAATATTAAATCATTCTCTTCCAGAAGTAGCGAGTTTTTATGGAATAGAAAGAAATCTTTTAATAGAAAAAGTAGAAGAAATAATTGTAGATAAAGATGAATGGCAATCTATAATAGGAAAAAGAGTAACTCTCTCTAATGGAGATATATGGGAAACCGTTAAAGTAAATAGTTATACTCAAGACGGAAATTATGGTTGTGATATATATGCTTGGAAGAAAATTGATAATAAAAATGAACAATAATCCTATAAATTTAAACGAACTTTTAGAGTTAAGAGAAATTTATCTTGAATTAAAAGAATTGGCAGCAAAAGTGCAAGATTTTGAAGATAGACATAAATTTGCCGATAAAATGAAAAAAAGTTTAGATAAAGCTATTTCTGAATTAGTAGATTCTGCTCATATTTTGTATAGAGACATATATCAAATTAAAAAAGAGAACTATTTATGAGAGGAGTCAAAGGTAAATCAGGAACAGGAAAAAAATCGGCTCACCATTGTAAAAATCTTTCAAAAGCTTTAAAAAAATACTATCAAACTAATAAACATATTATTTTAAAAAAGAAAATAAATTATAATTGTTCGTTAAAAAGCTTGACAAGTAAAATGAAAATATGTTATAATAAAATTACAAAAGGAGAAACGCATGGGAAATAATTTAGAAGCATTGTCAGAGAAAGAAATTAAAATATATAAATTCATTAAAGATAATACCGGATTTGTTACTGTTAAATTAGTTGAAGAACAGTTAGGGTCTGAATATCTTGGAGCGATAGGTAAATTAATCAGAGAAGGAATTATAGAAAAGACTAAAAAGAGATTAGAAAATGTTACTAACCCTTATGGTAGAAAGATGATTAAAGGTTTTATTATAAAAGAAGGAGAAACAAATAATGTTTAAATATGGAGATATAGTAAAAGTTAAAGAAGGATTTTATAAAGATGCAAAAGGAATATTAGTTGATATTGTTCATCAAAAAGGAAATCCTAAATATTATGAAGCAGAATTATGTTTATTTAAACCTCCAATGATAAGAATTGAAAAAAATGTAATTTTTGAAGAAAGCGAATTAGAAAAAATAGAAAAAGATAATTTAGAAGAAAACAATGATAAAAGTAAATAAAGTTATAGAAAATCAAGATGGAAGTGCGACTCTCCATATTGAATATAATCCTCAAGTTTTATATCCATTAATAAGAACACATTACAAAAAAGTAAGATGCACACAAAAAATGATAAAAAAATTTCTTTTAAAAGCTATAACAAATTATATAAATACCAAATGCAAAAAAGGAGCGATATAATGCCTTATATTAAGAAAGATAACGGTCGTAGAGAAGCATTACAAAGACAAGAAACTGCTTTAAATGCGGGAGAATTAAATTATCAGATATTTCACTATATAAAACATAATTATATTACGAGTGATAAAAGAATTATATTTGATAAAGTTATAACGTATGTCAGAAATTTTTTAGGCACAAATCCAAATTATCAACGATATAATGATATAACAGGATGTCTTTTGCGTTGTGGCTTAGAGCTTCAAAGACGCTATAAAGAAATTCCTGAAGAGATTTTATTTATTTTAATAGATATATTAGAGACTTTTAACGATGAAATAAATAAATATGAAGATACTAAAATCGAAACTAATGGAGATGTAGGATAATGCACGAAAATAGATATAAATTTACAACTTATCTCGCTGGACCCATCGAGCATGTCTCAAAAGAAAATATGAAAACTTGGAGACAAGAAATTACAGAAAAATTAAATAGTGAAGACTTATTAATTTATGACCCAGTTGTTCAAGAAAGCATAAAAGTTGGTAAACCTTCTGGTCAACAAATAGAATATGTCAAAGGATTAAAAAAATGTGGTAAATATGATTTATTCTTTGATGAAATGTGGAAGATATGGTATGGGCATATATCACAAAATACAGATATAATTCAGCTTCTTACAAATTTAAGAATGAGAAAACATATAGACGGAAATTATTTTCAAAATATAAAATATTGGGGAGATTCTGAAGCAGTTGTAAGAAGTGATTTTATTATTGTTAGATTATCTAAAGACGAAAAAACAGTCGGAACGATTTATGAAATAGTTTTTGCTTATTTATTTAGAATTCCTATTTATTTAATTTTACCAGATTGTTCTAAAACCGATGCAAATAGTTCTTTAATTTTTGGAATCCAGATTTCAGGAGGAGAAATATTTTATTCTATTAATGATTGTGTAAAATATATTACAGAAAAATATAAAATTAAAATAAAAGAAAATAAGGAATAAAAATGTATCTATTTTATTGCGATATTTGTCAAGTTCCAATTAAAGAAGATGAAGATAGATATATTTTAGCGATTAATAAAACAAAAGGACGAGATTTAGAAAATGACAAAGAATTTGTAACGATAGATGATTTTATACGACGTTTACAAGAAAATAAAAAATATATTAAAACTTATGAAATATGCAAGAAATGCAAAAAAGTATTAGAACATTTTTTAAATTTAAGAATAAAAGAGATTAGAAAAATTCAAAGAGAATTAGAACAATTAGAAGAGAAAGAAAATGACAAAAGATAAAATTAGAAAATTTGCAACGGGTGCGACAAGAGATACAGATAAAGGAAAAAATGATTATGAAGGATTTTTAAGTCCTTTGGTAATTGAAAGATTTGGTCAATATATGAATAAACATCGAAAACAATCCGATGGAAGTTTAAGAGATTCTGATAATTGGCAAAAAGGAATTCCCCGTGATGCATATATAAAATCAGCTTGGCGTCATTTTCTTGATTGGTGGAAAGAGCATAGAGGATTAACAAGTAGAGAAGGATTAGAAGATGCTTTAATGGCGTTGATGTTTAATGTTATGGGATACGCACATGAATTATTGAAAGAAAAAGATAAAAATAATGGACAGAAAAGATAAAAAAGTCATAGGATGGTGTCTTTATTGTAAAACCGAGATTTATGAAGAAGATGATTTTGTAGTTAGAGACGAAAATAAATATCACATAGATTGTTATAATTTGATAGAAACAGATAGTTTCGGGAAAGATATTGTAGATTTTACCGATACAGATTATGACGAATAATCGGAAATATTGACCAACTCACAGACGATTTAAGAGAATCTGATTTAAAAGTATTAAACTTCAAAGAGAATTAACGCAAAAAGAAAAATGAAAATTAAGGGATTACATATTACATTATCAGAGAAAGACAACGCTTCTTCTGAAGCTTTTGAAAAAGTATTGCGGAAATTTAAAAAAGCTATTAGAAATGCAGGAATATTAAAAGAATTAAGAGATAGAATGGCATTTATGAAACCAAGCGAAAAAAAGCGTAAAAAGAGATTAGCGAAAAGAAAATGAAAAAGAAAATAATAGTAATTGATTATTTAGTTTTTGTTCATTCTGCCATATTTGCTTGGAGAAATAATAAAGGCATCCCGATGACTTATACACTTTTAAATATGATTATATCTTGTCTTCGTAGAATAGGAATAGAGCCATTCGATACTATTTATATTGCGACTGATTATTTAAAGAGTTGGAGAAAAGAATATGTAGAAGAATATAAAGCAAATAGAAAAGCATTTCGAGATAGTTTTGAAGATATAGATTGGAGTAAAATGTTTAATGATGCAGATAAGATGTTAAATATATTAGATAAAGCTACAGATTGGATAATAGTAAAAAATGAATATAGCGAACACTTAGAAGCAGATGATATAGCGAGTTATATTGTGCGACATAATCAAGATAAAGAAATTATATTAGTGACAATAGATAGCGACTGGGAACAAATGTGGCATTTTGATAATGTTAAATTATTTAGTCCTAAGACTAAACCAAAAAGATATAAAATAAAACCCGAAAATTTTAATGTTTATACATTAATCTCGTCTAAAGTCACAAAAGAAACAAGCGACAATTTAATTAGTCCTATTTTAAGCGAGAAAGATTATGATACTCGTATGATGTTAATTAATTTATTAGAGTTACCCGATTTTATAGAAAAGCAATTAGATGTCGTGTTTCAGAATTTAGATAAAAAAGAAGATTACGATTTGAATTTAATTCCATTTAAAAGTTTACGAGAAAAAATAGGAGATTTATATAATGATAAGAAAGATATAATCGATTATGAATGGTGTATAAGATTAGAAGAAAAAAGAAAAAATCGTAAAAAGAAAATAACGAAAGGAGTAAGAAAATGAAGTTTAAGATAGCAATAAAGAAAGGCAAAAAACACTTGCTAAAAATACAGATGGACGATGGCAAAGAAAAGTGGATGGAAACGACGGAAACAGTTTTTAAATATGCAAAGAATCAATTTGAAGAAGATGACGAGATAGGTATTACTTATATAAAGAAAAATGGTCAATATTATGTTTCAAGAGTTAATAAAGATGGAGAAGTTGAAGAAAAAGAAGAAGAAAAAGACGAAGAGAAAGTTGATGACGACGGTGTTAAGAGATGTGAGGATTGTGGGAAAGAACTAAAGAATCCAAAATATGATAAATGTTACGAGTGTAATAAAAAGAATCCTTCAAAGCCGCAAAAGAATATGGAAACTCAAGATTCAATAAAAACTCAATCAGCTTATAAAATAGCGGCAATCGCTTTACAAGTATTTACAGGACAGATTGAAGATTTAGATACATTAAAATCTCAATTAGATGAGATAGCTAATCATTTACTTAGAAAGTTTTAATTAAAAAGATTAAAATAGTTACTGATAAACAATGAGAGCTGACCAAATAACCCAAAGGTGATGAGGATGAAGGATAAACCTAAGAATGAGAAAATAATTATAAAAAACCATAGCCATTGTAGTGAATGTGGTTGTTTAGTAGAAGATATAACCAAATCTGTATGTAACATCTGTGCGCCACGGGAATACGGTATTTGTGAGTATTGTGACCACGAATACAAACATTGCATATGTGAAGAAGATGCCGAATAAAAGACGATTTAAATTATTACCTTGTCCTTTTTGTGGTAATAAGACACCAACTTTAAATAGATGGCAAATAAATGGGTCATACTTTGTTATGTGCGGAAAATGCCCTGTAAAAATGGAAGATTTAATCGAAGACAAGCACGGTATAAGTAAACCGGTGAAGATGCAACAAGCCATTAAAGCATGGAACAGTAGAGACTATCGGTGGACTCTCATGGGAAAGAGTAAAGACAAGATAAAGTATATAGTAATTAAGCTTCTTAGCGTAGATAACGTAAATGAGGAAGTTACCGTAGAAGATGATACTGGGTTCTCTTATCGGTTTGACTTTGTTGATGTCAGAATTTTGTGCAAGGCACTACCGAGGAGGAGAAGAAGATGAAAAATATCATAAAATTTTGTCAACAATATAAAAAATTAGCTATAGGATTAATTATATTAGCTATAATAGGAGTAACTGTAGATTATTTTATAACTTATGTATATCCTCTATATAAAACTCAAAAAGATATTCCTTTTGAATGGGACAAAACTAATTATGTTAATAGTAAACTAAGAGAAGAATTAAAACAGTCAGTAGTAGGAATTTTTGATGGAACTTATGCAACTGGAGTTATTATTGGTTCAAATAATTCATTTGTTTTAATATTAACCAATGCTCACGTTGTTTTAGGATTACATGAAGATTCTAAAATTCATTTTGTGACAGATGAATACAATATAGCAGTAAAAAATATTGAAATTTTAAATATAGATTTATTTAATGATTTAGCTTTATTAGGAATAAAAGTTCCTAATGTAGTAAAATTTAAAAGTATGGAAATAGCTAAAGAAAATGCAAAAATAGGAGATAAAGTTTATGCTTTAGGTAATCCTTTAGGATTAGAACATATTTATACAGAAGGAAAAGTTATTTATGTTAATAACATAAAAAAACTTTATATATCTAATCCCTCTGCTCCTGGTTCAAGTGGAACACCCATTGTAAATGAAAAAGGAGAATTAGTAGGTTTAATACATGCTTTAGGTTATACAAATTTAAGAGACACAAAATGTTTTTATACTTATATAACGATTTGTATAGGAAGAGAATCTATATTAGATTTTATAGCAAATACAATAAAAAAATTAAAAAAATGACTTTTAGGCCAGAAAATTCTTTAAATAGATTTTATAAACAATTGAAGTTGAATAAAGAAATACATGAAATTATAACATTTTTTAGAAAATGGAGAAAAGAAGCTCATAAGGAATTAAACAAAAGGATACAAAGATGAAAATACAAGCTATTACTTGTCCTTATTGTAAAGATACTATTTTTTCTAGAGCAAGATATGATATGAGATGGTGTAGTTGTAAAAAAATATTTATAGACGGAGGATTTGATTATTTAAGATATGGAGGAAAAGAAATAAATAAAATTAAAATAAAAGAAATTAAGTTAAATGTTACAAAAAAAGATTTATATAATGACTGGAATAAAAGTATAGATAAATTTGGGAGAATAAAAAAATGAGCAACAAGAGCAGAGGAAATTATAGACCAGGATTATGTATGAAATTTGATTGTATTTGGAGAGATATAAAATGTTATATTTGTATAAGACATTCTGAATACGAAAATAAGAAAAAAGAAATTACAATTAAAAATTTATCAAATTGTTGTCAAGCTTTAGTTGAAGTAGCTGGAAAGACTACTCATTATTATATATGCACTAAATGTAGGAAAGTGTGTGATATAACATGAAAAATAAAATAATAACCGATTTAAAATATCTTAAACAGAAAAGTCAAGAAGCTACTCCTAAAGAAGCTCAAGATATTATTAAAGAATTAGAAGAGAATCTTGATTTGAAGAAAGGAATAGGATTATCTGCTATTCAAATAGGAATACTCAAAAGAGTCGGAATAATTCGTATTCCTCAGTTAAAGAAATCTATCGATTTAATTAATGCTGAAATTTTAGAAAAAGACGGAAAATTTAGATTCGAACAAGAAGGTTGTTTAAGTATTCCAGGATTAAAAGTAGATACTGTTAGATATGAAGAAATCTTGCTATATAATAATGATAAAAAATTCATAGTAAATTTAAGTATTGACGGGATTTTATGTATAGCAATACAACATGAAATAGCACATTTTAATGGAAGAACTATTTTAGATGATAAATGGAAAAAAAGAAGATGAGAAATAGATGAGAAAAATAAATTTAAAAGATTTAGAACGAGAAATACAACAAAGAAGCAAATACAAAGAAAAAATTGTTATAATTTCGGGCACTAAAAACTGGAAAAATTATCTTTTTAATATTGAAAAATTTCAGATTTATGAAGTTGATGGAGAATGGGTTAGAAATAATTTATGTTGTTATTTTGGTATAGGAGGTCATGGAAGAGTGCATGAATTTATACCTAATAATGAAATATGGATAGCAAAAAACCATGCAGATATTGAAGAAATGTCTCGAACTATTTTACACGAAATAAACGAATACAAAAAAATGAAAAAATTACCTTATTTTCAAGCTCATCAAAATTCATTGGTAGAAGAATATAAAAATTCTAAAAAATTAAATTTAATAATTAAAAAATTTTTAGAAACAAAGAATGTAATTTGATTATGAGTAAATTTACAAAAAAAGATATAAAATTAAAATATATAGATATTTTAGATTCTGAAGGTATAAAACTTTTTAATAAAGCTATGAAAATATTTTCTTCTATTTTTATTGAAGATATTTATTATATTAAAACAATGCGAAAAATTTTGAGAAGAAAAATTCATCCTCATAATACTATTTTTAGAATTTTAGTAGCTATTAATAAAAAGAATAATCAATTAATAGGAGTTTGTATATATAGACATTGGATAGATATTAATAGAAGCACATTAGAATATTTAATGGCACGGCTTAATTTAAGAAGTTGCGGAATTGGGTCTATTTTATATAAAAGATTACAAAAAGATTTGCGTATTTTAGGTTCAAAAGGATTATATTTTTCATGTGCGGGAGATACTAATTTAGAAAAATATGATATAGACGAAAAATGGAAAGACATTAATATGAAAAGAGTTAAATTCTATGAAAAACATGGAGCAAGACCTTTGAAATATATAAATTATAGCAGTCCTTTATATTGGCATAAACAGCAAGAAACTTATTGTTATCCTAATCTATGTTACGACCCCTTAAAAAAAGTTAGTAAACAAAAACGTATAAGAGTGTCAAGTTGTTTAGTAAAAGAAATTGTAAGAAGAGTAATGAAAACTTATTATGGAGTTCCTTCTTCTAATATAAATGTTAGAAGAATTTTAAAAAGTATCAAAACTCAAAAATTAGAATGGAGAAAAGCTCGTTATGTTTAAACTGATAATTTCTGGAATTAATTATTGGCTATGGTGTTGGTTATCTATAACAATTGCTATTTTAGTGCATGAATTTGGACATTTAATTACAGCTATAATATGTAAAGTCAAAGTTGAAACATTCAGTTTAGGATTTGGTAAACCTATTTGGAAAAAGAAAAAATACGGCATAAATTGGCAAATTACTCCTTTTTTAATAGGAGGATTTACTGCTCTTTACGGAGAAAACGAAAAGAAGAAAAGAACAGGATTTTTGGCTCAAAGATATTTAAAAAAATTATTAATTTTATTAGCAGGAGTTATTATGAATTTAGTTATAGCATTATTATGTTATTTAATAGCTTATAAATCAATAGTTATTGGATTACTTATAGACTTTTCTTTAATTAAATTTTTAATTACAAAAAACGATTTACTACTTTTTAATTTAATGCAACAATATGAATTAAATCCTTTTATTGTTCAATTAAGCGTAATAAATTTGCTATGTTTTATTTCAAATCTTATTCCTTTTCCTTGTTTAGACGGAGGACAAATATGGTTAGTTTTAATAGAGAGATTTTTTAAAAAGAAAAAATCTTTTGAAAAATTTATGTTTTGGCTAAATAAAATTGGGTTTTGGATTTTAATGGTAATACAAATTTTTATAATATATTATATATGGATTAAAAAATGAGTAGAAAAAATATTAAATCCAAAAAACGAATTAAATGTGCATATATAAAATGCACAAAAGAAGCTTTTAAGAAATCTTTAGGATATTATTATAAAGGCAAATATTTTTGTTCCAAAGGTCATGCAAGAAAAAGTAAAAAAACAACAAATATTGAAAAATAAAAAACAATGTTAAATTTCTTTTGCTATATAATTTCTCGTTGGTGGAGAATAGGAATATTTATAGTTATATTTTACATGGTTATATGTGCTTTATATACTTTATATTATTGTCTAACATTTTGAAAATAAAAAAATTAAATAGAATAGGATTTATTCGATGTCTCAAAAAAGAAAACGTCAAATCTGTCGTTTTCATGTGATTGGACAATATTATCATTCTGCTTCAGAGTTGTATAATTTTTGCATTAAAGCAGATATAGACGGATTAGGAACATTCTTAGGACTTATTTATTATAATTATTGTCCTATGTGTGGAGAAAAGATAACAGAAAAAATAAAAGTTTATCAGATGAGTATAGATAAAGAAATTTATGAAAAATTAGAACAAGATACGAATAAATGTCGTATTCCTAAACTTAGGAGAATAAAATGGCGAAAGATAAGAAGACAAAGAGACTCAAGAGTATAAATTCTTTATTTAGAGATATTGAAAGACAAAGAAAAAAATATCCTATTTATTATTTCTTTTATGATTTATTTCGGAGAATTGTTAATTTTTGCAAAGCTACTCCTAAAGAGATTAAATGGTTCATTCAAAGAGGTAAAAGAGGATATGCCGATTGTGATGTATGGGGATTGCACGATTATTTGTCAGAAATAATATATAAAAGTGTGTATCATTTGAAAGAAAATATTCATGGAATGCCTAATAATTTAACTGAAGGACAATGGATAGATATTCTTAACGAAATAAGTTACGGATTTGAATTAGCAGATAGAATGTCTAAAGAAGAATTAATTTTAGTTAGAGATAAAAAGAAAAGAAAGAAAGTTCAAAAATTTTTAGATAAAATAAATACAAAATTAGATAAAATAAATATAAAATATAAACGGCCTGCCAGATGTATGACTTATAAAGAAATAATAGCTTACGATAGAGGTTGGAAGTTATTTAAAGAATATTTCTTTAATCTCTGGGATTAAGATGAAATATTTAATTTTATTTTTAATTATATTTGCTATTGCAATAGAAGTTAAATTAATTATTGATATAATAAAAGAAGTAAAAAGACGAAGCTTGGGACATTGTTTTGATTATAAGAAATAATTAAAAATATGAATTACTTGACATCTATCAATAAATTGTGATATAATAAAGACAAAGGAGAAAATATGAGTAAATATAAAATTAATATTTTTAATGTCATAGAAAAATTTCACGCAGATAATTTATATATTCCTACTCGCACAATTTATTTTGGCAAAAATGATATATATGAAGATAATCCCGCTAATGAAATTAATTATGCTACTGCAGGACAATTAATTAAAAATTTACATATTTTAGATGGAATTAATCAAGAAAATATTACTCTTTTATTAAATACACCAGGTGGTAATTGGGAAGATGGAATGGCTATTTATGATATAATAAAAAAGATTAAATCTAAAGTTATAATTATTGGCATGGGGAAAATTTATTCTATGGGAAGTGTTGTATTACAAGCAGGATATAAAAGATGGCTTATGCCTAATACTTATGTTATGATACATGATGGATATGACGGTTTTATAGGAGATACAAAATCTTACGAAGCATGGGCTAAAATAGCAAAAGATATAAGAAATACAATGTATAAAATTTATTATCGAGGTATGAAAAAGAAAAATTTTAAAATAACTATTAAAGATATAGAAAATATGTGTTCTCATGATAAAATTTTTACAGCGTCAGAAGCAGTAGAGATAGGATTAGCTGATAAAGTCTTATAAAAACAAAGGAGAAGAAAAATGAAGCTTACAATTTTAGATAGAATATTAATAATGCAAATTCTACCCGCAGAGAGCGATTTTGTTACACTCAAACTAGTAAAAGAGTTAAAAGACAATCTTAGTTTCAATGATAAAGAAATTAAGAAATATAATATAAAAACAATAAATAATGAACAAGGACGAGGGCAAATTACATGGGATTCAAAAGCTTTGAATAAGACAGAAGATATTAAGATTGTTCGTGCAGAAAGAGAAATAATAATTGAACAGTTAGAAAAGTTAGATAAAGAGAAGAAAGCTAATATACATCATGTAGAACTTTACGATAAGATTAAGAAATTTCATGATGAGATAGAAAAGGAAGGTTAATTTAATGTTATCTCAAATTGCTGTTTATTTATTAAAGATGAGTTTATCTATATTTTTGGGTTCTATTATAGGACTTGAAAGAGATAAACAAAATAAACCAGCCGGATTTAGAGATGCTATTTTAGTAATTTTAGGAGCAACATTATTAACTTTAGTTACTTTTGAAGTTCAAAAGATTACTTCTAATTTCGACTTCGCTCGTATTTTAGGTTATACTGTAGCATCGGTGGGATTTTTGGGTTCTGGATTAATAATGAGACATAATAATAAATTAGAAGGAATTACAACAGCATCTTTACTCTTTTCATTATTGGCTATAGGATTTTTTATTGGATTAGGAAGTTATATTTTAGCCGTTTTATCCACTATTGCTATCTATTTTATATTAGTCTTAAAAAAATTTAAGATTAAGATTGAAAGGAAGGTTCAAAAATGTCGCAAAAGAAAGTCGAAATTATTAAAAAAGAAATAGACCTCGAATGTTATGTGTGTAATGGCAAAGGGAACATCGAAGATAAAAATTTCTCCTATACTTGTCCAACTTGCAAAGGGACAGGTATATTTAAAGACTATATTTGGTATCATATAATAAATGGAATTTGTTATGATGGAGATACTTTAAAATAAGAGGATATTATGCAAGAACAAATAATCGAATCCAGACTTTTCGACTATCTCAAGTTGAAAAATATAAAATTAAAGAAAAGAGGGCCCGCAATATCAATGGATTGTATTTTTTGCGGTGAAGAAAAATCGGCTCAAAAAATCCCTAGTCCTGTTGTTCATAAATTTTGTTGTAAAGCATGTAAGAAAAAATATACTATATTTGAGATAGCTTCAAAATTAGAAGAAAACTTTCCCGAAGATAAACAAGAACAAATTCAATATCTAAAAGAACTCTTGAATGTTGATATAGTAACTTTTATCGACGAAAAGAAAATAGAAGAGATATTAAAATTTTATAAAGAAAATAATTTCGATTTAGTGCCCATTGCTAAGAATCAAAAAATCCCAGTTGAAACTTCTTGGACAACAAAAGAACATAAAGATATAGATGAATGGAAAAGATGGATAATAGACGGATTAAATATAGGAGTTAAAACAGGAAAAATAAGCGGTATAACCATTCTCGATATAGACCAAAAACCGATACCAGAAGAAATAAAGAAAATTATAGGCGAAACATTAATACAAGAAAGCACTAATGGATTTCATCTTTTTTATAAATATGAAGAAGAATTACCAAAAACTCGCATAGAGGAATTAAAAGTTGATTTAGAGAATGACGGCGGGCAAGTGGTAATATATCCTAGCAAAATCAATGGTATAGAGAGAAAACTTTCAATAGCTCCTATCGTCAAAATGCCCAAAGAATTAAAAGAATTTATAAAATCTAAAGTAACTATTCCTAGAAAGACAGAGAGTGAAGAAATTAAAGAAGCTATAGCAGAAGAAGCGTTTAATTTGAATATATTAAAAGAAGGACAAAGAAATTCTTCATTAGTAAAATTGGGAGGAGTTTTGCGAAAAGAATTAAATATAAAACAAACAGAATTTGTATTAGATATTCTTAATCGACATGCATGTGAAAGACCTCTACCACGCAAAGAAATTTATGCTATGGTTAGAAAACTCGAACATTATGCTTATTTCGATGAAAGAGAATTGGCTCATCAAATAGTAGATTATTTAAAAAGTGTAGAAGAAGCAAGTAGAACAGAAATAGCTATGGCAGTTGTAGGAACGAATAGAGGCGAAGATAAAAAGAGAGTAGATAAAGCTTTGTCTTATTTAGTTAAAGAAGAAATTGTAGTTAAGAAAGGAAATCATTATTCAGTCAGAAATAGTTTAGACTGGACAGAAGAATTATTAGACGTGGGCATACCAATTAATTTTCATGTTCCTTATTTTTATGATTGGGCTAATTTACATTATGAAGATTTAATTATAATAGGTTCTCAAAATAAATATGGCAAAACTACACTTTCTATGAATTTTGTAAAACAGTTAGTAGAACAAGGGATAAAACCAGATTATATCTATAATGAAACAGGTGGAAGATTTGCTAAAACAGCATTAAAAATGGGTATGAAAGCGGGGGATTTCGCAAGTGCTTTCGCTGTTAGTCCAATGGATGTTATTTTAAGAAAAGATAAAGTTACTATATTTGATTGGGTAAAGCCGGATGATTTTGCAAGAACAGATAATGTATTTTCGAGTTTAGTAGAAAAAGTTAAAAAATCTCGTGGATTTTTGATTTGTTTTGTTCAATTAAGAAATGATGATTCTTTTTTTGCTAAAGACCAAATAGGACAATTCCCTGCTTTATTAACTCGTTATGTATATGAAGATGAATCTGGAGAAAATACTAAATTCATCATTGATGCCGCAAGAGACCCAAAAACAAAAGGAAAGAAATGGGAAATTCCTTGTAGATATGATTGGGAAAGCAAAGAAGTGCAAAGAATTCAAGATTTACAACAATCAGAAAATCTCAATTTAGATAACGAAATCGCCCAAATAGATAATAAAATAAATTCAAATAAAGAAGAATTTTAATGACCAAATTAAATCTTAAAAGAATAGAAGAATTTTTTAAAATTAAATTAACACAAAATTTAGTTAGTCTTGGAGTAGATGTTAGTATGTATTCAACAGGAATAGCTTTACTTCGCACTACAGACAAATATTTAATTATAGAAAAGTTAGATGTAATTGTAGTTCCTAAATCTAAAAACTTTTTACAAAGTGCGGATTCATTTTTAGAACAAGTAGATTCTATTAAAAGAGATATAATATCAAAGCATAATATAGATAGAGTTATTATTGAAGATTGTTTTTTTGGAAATAATATTTTAACATTAAAATCTCTCGCCAGATTCGGAATATTAGTTTATGAAAGATTTAGAGGATGTTCAAATGAATGTCATTTTGAATTACCTACTTCAGCTAGAAGAATGATTAATTTTAAAAAGACAAATAAGAAAGCAAAAGGTCATGCATTAAAAAAAGAAATTATTCATTATATTAACACAGGACTACAATTAAAATTAAAAATAAACGACGCCGATAAAGCGGATGCGTTAGCTTTGGCTCTGACAGGACTTATATATGAACAAAATTCTGACTAAAATTAGATTTGGCATTGAAATAGAGGCAGAATTTCCAACGAAAGAAGATAGTTGGAAATTAATAAATCGTAATAAAATGATACAAGGTTGGGAATTAGACCATGATGGGTCTTTGACAAATGGAGCCGAATATAGACCAAAAGATAAAAATAAACTTTATTTTAATAAAGAATCTCTAACACAACTTAAAGAAGTAATAGCATTAATAAAAGTGCATAAAGGTCATGTTAGACCGACTTGTGGTTTGCATATTCATGTTGATATGAAGAATTTTAATGATAATGAAATAGAAAAAATAGTCAAATCTTTTATTAGAAAACAATCTCAAATAATTAAGAAATTCAAAGTCTGTAAATCGAGACTCGAAGATACAGCTCAGAGAATACCTAAAGACGCTTTAAAATATGTTACAGCAAAAGAAATATGGAAAATTAGAAAACATCAATCTACAAGTCAAAATGATTATCTAAAAGAGAGATATTATTTGTTAAATGTTCAATCTTTGAATAAACACGGAACTTTAGAGTTTCGTCTATTCAATGGCACAGTAGTTCCTGAAAAAATAAAAAGATATATTAAATGGACTTTAAAATTTTGCATAGAAAACTCACAAAAGAAAGTTAAAAAATATGAATAAAATTATTGAGATATTTAAAATTATTCAAAGAATTATAATGGTATTATTAACAATTGTTTTAATTTATGTAATGAGTAATATTGCTTATGAAATTAGATATATGAGAAAAGAATTAAATAAAGCTAACATTTTAATTGAACAAATGAAAGATAATATAACAGAAGTAACTAAGTCAATAGAATCTTTAAGAAAAACTTTAAAAGATAGCATTTGGTTTTAAGGAGAAAATAATGACCAAAAAGAATGAAAGATTGGATAAATTACTTAAAGAAATGGAAAATAAATACTCTATTCACAAAGCTTCTGAAATAGAAGTTGAACCTAAAATTAGAACAGGATTATATGCTCTTGATTATGTGCTTGACGGAGGAATATCGCAATATAACGGAGGGCACATTTTAGAATTCTACGGCGGCGAATCTTCGGGAAAAACTACTTTTGCTCTTCATGTTATTAAGAAATATCAAGAGTTAGATAAAGTTTGTGCTTATATTAATGCAGAATCTTCTTATGACCCTACTTGGGCAAAAATATGCGGAGTAGATAACAATAATCTCTTAGTCATACATCCAGAGAGCTTGGAACAAGCTGGAGAAGCCCTCCTTGAGCTTATTTCTAAAGTTGACTTGATTATCATAGATAGTATATCGGCTCTTGTTCCTGAAGAAGAAATTGACAAAACACTATCTGATAAGAATATGGCTTCCCAAGCAAAAGTGAACGCCCCTCTTTGTCGCAAGATTAATAAGATACGAAATACTCATAAAACTACTATTATATTTATTAATCAACTTAGAGAGAAAGTCGGGGTTATGTATGGTAATCCCGAACATACTCCTGGTGGAAGAGCGTTAAAACATCTCTATGATTCTCGTATTCAATTTAAATCTGGAAAGCCGATAGATGAAACAAAGGAACGTATAGGCATGGAGATTAATCTTTTCGGTAAAAAGAATAAAAAAGGCCAAGCATTTCGAAGAGCGATTGTAGATTTTTATACTGATGGAAGAATAGATAATAAAAAGAGTTTATTTTTTGCGGCTATTAAATATAATATAATAAATTTGAGCGGCAAAACATATACTTTCGAAGATAAGAAAATTGTAGGTAAAGAAAAGTTAATCGAGTCTTTAACAGAGAAAGATTGGTTAAAGATTGAAAAAGAGATATGGAAGGTGCAAAAATGAAGAAAGATTTAAATATTATAATTAAAAATTGTAAACAGTTAATAGATATGCCTTATAATAAATTAAACTTAGACAATTACGAAGAAAAAATTGCAGAAACATATAGAATTCCTTTAACATTTTTTGGAGCGAACAAAGACTATCCTACAAAACTTATGTCTGGTCAACATAAAAAAGCAGGTATAATAGGAACTTATTATACCCCAGAGTTATATTCTCAATATAAAAGAAATATATATTTAGTAGGTAAAGGTATTTTATTTGATGCTGGTGGTTATGATTTAAAGAAAGAGATGTTAGATATGAAATCTGATATGGCAGGTATGGCTATAGCTTTTGCAGTTCAATCTTATTTAGAAAAGAATGTTATAGCTTATTGTCCAGTAGCAACTAATTTTATTCATAATAATCAAATAATTCCTGGTGATTATATTAAAATAGGAAAAAAGACGATAGAAATTACTAATACTGATGCAGAAGGTAGATTAATTTTAGCAGAAGCTCTTTCTACATTAAATCAAAAACCAAATGATATTATCATAACGATAGCTACTTTAACTGGAGCTTGTGCTTATGCAATAGGAGAAAAAGCTACAGCATTTATGACTCCAACTAAAGAATTTACTAAAAAATACAAAGAAGCGAGCGAAAAATCTGGAGAATTAGCTTGGAGACTTCCTTTGTGGGATTACTTACAAAAAGAATTTAATAAAAAGAGAATAGCAAATTCGACAAAGCATAAATGCGGAACAATAATGGGAGGAATGTTTATAAAACAATTTATTAAATATCCTAATAACTGGATTCATTTAGATATTGCTTCGAGTGCTTTTAATGAAAAGAATAGAAAAGCTACAGGAGTTCCAATTAAGAGTTTAGTAAGATTTATTAAGGAGATTATGTAATGCGATTTAAGAAGAAAAAGAATGAATGTATCGATTGCGGTATAGAAATATCTTCTAACGCAAAAAGATGTCAAAAATGCAACGGCAGGGAACATAGTAAACGACAACAAGGAAATAAAAATTCAAATTTTAAACATGGTTATACTCATAATAATAAATGTTTAAATTGTGGGAAAAGAATAACCATTAATTCTAAAAGATGCTGTCAATGTGCTGGAAAATTAAGAAGAAAATCTAAAATTCGAAATCATTGTATAGATTGCGGAAAAATTATTAGTCAGAAAGCTAAAAGATGTTGGAAATGTGCAAATTCCGGTGTTAATGCTCCTTTATATGGAAGAAAAAGACCTCGGCAAAGTAAATTAATGACAGGGTCAAATAATCCTAATTATAAAAACGGTCAAGGAGCGTTTCCTTATCCCATAGAATTTAATAAACCATATAAAGAAAAAATAAGAGAAAGAGAGGGAAGAAGATGTATTGTTTGTGGTATGACAGAAAAAGAAAATAAACAATCTCTGGAAGTTCATCATATAGACTATAATAAAATGAATTCCTCAGAAATGAATTTAATAAGTCTTTGTAAATCTTGTCATTTAAAAACTAAAATACAACGCAAATATTGGATTAATTATTTTAATAAAATAATAGAGAAAATTTATGAAAATGTGGTTTACATCTGATTATCACTTGGGTCACGCAAATATTTTAAAATATTGCGGTCGCACTCTTTTTATGACTAAAGAAGATAAAGAGAAATATAATTATTATATTACTGTTTCTGAAGAAGAACAAAAAAAATTTAGAGTAAGTGATGAATCTTTAAATAATATGAATGAAGAAATTATAAAAAGACATAATCAAAGAGTTAAGAAAGACGATACTGTGATTTTCTTAGGGGATTTCTGCTTTAAGAATTCTAAAAATCGAGGAGAAGGAATTAATATTAAAGCAAAGACATGGGAAGGAAGATTAAATGGTAACATTATTTTTATTCGTGGGAATCATGACAGAAATAATTCAGTAAAAACTCGAATACATAGTTTAGTATTGAATATGGATAACCACTATATAAATTGTGTTCATGACCCTTTAAGAGCAGATGCAAATTACGAAACTAATTTAGTTGGGCATGTGCATAACAATTGGCAAATTAAGAGAATCCGAAGCGGAGAAAGTTTTACAGATGCAATAAATGTGGGTGTGGATGTTTGGAATTTTTATCCTGTAACATTCGATGAGATTAAATCGAGATATATGACATGGCTAAAACAAAACAACTTATAATTCTAGTAGGTAATATTGGGTCAGGAAAATCAACCCTTGCTCGTAAATATATTGAAAAAAGATACGTTGCTATTGCAAGAGATTATATTCGTTATGCAATTGGAGAAGGTAAATATATTTTTAATCCTAATTATGAATCTATTATTTGGGAAATCGAGCAATATATGTTTACAAGATTTATGGATTTGGGAGTTAATATTGTAGTAGATGAAGTAGGAGTTTCTCGTAGAATGAGAAAAGCTTATATTCCTTATGCACAAATAAAAAAGTATAAAATTATCGCTTTAGTTCTGCCGAGATATACTCAAGAAGAAGCTGTAAATAATCGAATGAAAGACCCTCATGGACAAAACAACAGATTGCTTTGGGAAAGTGTGTGGGATAAATTTAATGCAATCTATACTGAACCGACTAAAGCTGAAGGATTTAACGAGATAAAATTTTTAACCAAGAGATATATGAATAGGATAGCAAATGAAAACTAATTATATGATGATAGGATTAATTATTTGGACATTAGCGACAGGAGTTAATTATATTTGTTTAAAGAATCCTCTTTTAGGAATGGTATTTATTTGTTATGGAATTGCTAATATATTTTTATTTATTATAGGAAATACAAGATGAAAGAAGATAAAAAAGTAATATTAAAAGTTCTCGTAGGGAGTAGGGCTCATGGTCTCGCAGATGAAAACTCTGATTATGACTATCGAGCAGTATATGTTTTACCTACTTCTAAAATATTATCTTTAGGATTTAAGTATCATGGTAATGATTGGATAGAAGGAAAAGAAGATAATACCGCTTATGAAATAGGACATTTTTTAAAATTAGCTACCCAATGCAATCCGACAATATTAGAAGTTTTTAGGGCACCTGTTATAGAAGCTACAGAAGATGGTAAGAAATTAAGAGAATTATTTCCTTATGTATGGAATACTAACGACGCTTTTAATGCTTTTATAGGATACGGATTAAATCAGCGTAAGAAATTTTTAGACCGTAAAGATAATCGACAAGATAAATATGCTGTTGCTTATATAAGAGTGTTAAATCAATTAATAAATTTATTGATACTTGAGAGATTAATTATCGAAATTCATCCACAAGATGTAAAAGATTTACTAAAAAGATTTAAAAATGGAAATTATAGTTATGGAGAAGTAATTGATAAAGCGGAATATTATATCGAATTAGCAAAACAAGCAAGGGATAATAACACTTATCACGAAGCAAATATAGATAAGGTAAATGAATTTCTTTTAAACATAAGAAGGAGGTATTGGTAATGAGAATTGAAGAGATAAAAGTATTATTTCAATCAGAAGATACTTTAGATGAAGTAATAGTTAAACTTCAAGAAGACATTGAATTAGTAGATGAATGGTCAGTTAATCGTAAAAATGGAGTAGTAGATAATGCCGAAGAGATAAAGAGAGGACTTAACGAATTATCAGGAGCTTACTCTAATTTAAGAACTGTTCTTGCACTCGCCGAATCTGAAAAGAAGAATAGAGAAGTTAGATTTTATAATACTCGTAAGATAGAAATAGAAAATGCGGGAGAAAAATTTACATCTGCGGCTGTAGATAAAGAAGCATCTGCTCATGTAGCAGAATATCGAAGGGTGAGAAATATTATACAAGCTTATACAGAATCGGCAGAGAAGCATATAGTTACTTTGCAGAGTAATCTTAAAGATGAACAGCGAGATTATAAAAATACTCAGGAGTAAAAATGGATTATTCTAATATATTTAAAGTCTGGGGTCGAAGAGAGCGAATTCTTCTAACAGATACTTCTGAGATAGATTTGCTTTATATTAAAAGAGATTGTTTTTGTTCTCTACATTGTCATAGAAGAAAAATAAATCGTTTCAATGTAATTTCAGGAGAAGTAAGAATTGAATCTGAGTATGGTTCAGTTACATTAAAAGCGGGACAATCATTTGAAGTTAGACCCATATTAAAGCACAGATTCTTTGCTGTGGAAGATAGCGTTATGATAGAATCTGCCTATGTTGAAAATGGAGTTATAGATGCAGATGATATTGAAAGAGAAAGTCAAGGTGGCAGAATGATAGATGAAAAAGAGATGACTTTAGATGAGATGAAAGAGAAAGGATTACTTGATTTATGAGTCGTTTAGTTAATATTTACAATAATTATCGCACTATTTATCTTTTTCAAAGAGATGAAGAAGGTCAACAATTTATAGATACCGTTGCTGATTTTTATCCTTATTTTTACGAATCTTCTGATGAACAATTGAATAATAAAAAAAGTGTTACTGGAATTCCCGTTAAAAAAATCATAGTCTCTAATCCCTTAGAAGTGCCTAAAAGAAGAAGCGACCAAGCTTGGGAAGCCGATGTTTTATTCGTTAAAAGATTTATGCTTGATAAAATAAAGAAGTTAGAGAAATGCCCTATAAAATGGGCCATGCTTGATATAGAGGTCTTAGCGAAAGAGTTGCCCGACGTAACTCAAGCTAAAGACCCTATATCTTGCATTACGATTTATAATAATTTTACGAAATTGTATAATACTTTTTATTTAGGAGATTATGAAACTGAATATCAGATGATGGAAGATTTTATTACTTATTTACAAAAAGAAAAATTTGATTTATTGATTGGTTGGAATATGACAAATTTTGACTATCCTTATTTAGCAAATCGCCATCCCGACTTCGCTCAACAAATTAGTCCTATAAACGAAACTCGCTATGGTCAGAATTGTCAATATCCTGCAGGGATAAGTATTGTGGATTATTATTCTTGGTTTAAAAAGATAACAGCAGGAAGAGAAAAATCCTATAAATTAGATAATATCGCTCAAAAATATTTAAAAGACGAACCAAAAGGAGAAGTTGATTTTAGCAAATTATCGATTGAATTAAAAGAAAAAAATAAATTAGACGTAAATCAGCTTGTAAGATTAGAAGAGAAAAGACAACTTATTCCTTATTATGATGAAATTCGTAGATTAAGCAAAGTTGAATGGGAAGATATGATTTGGAATTCTCGAATTATAGACCAATTACTATTACAAGAAGCGTCGAGACAGAACCTAGTGCTTCCTATGAAACCCAGCGAAGAAAGAGGAACTTTAAATGAAAAAGAAGAATTCGAGGGAGCATATAGAGAAGTTTTTAAAACGGGGGTGTTTAAAAATGTAGGCAAATATGACCTTGCTTCCGCATATCCTTATGCTATTATGGATTTTTGTTTAGACCCGGCTAATATCAAATTACAACAAGAAAAAAATTGCATTAAAATCGAGGAAATTTATTTTAAACAAAATGAAGAAGCTATATTGCCAATTGTTGTCAAAAAGTTGACAACTTTAAAAAATCAAATTAAAGAAAAGTTGATAACTTTGAAATCAGAATCTTCTGAATATAAAAATATCAAACAAATGTATGATGCTGTTAAAGCTATAGTAAATAGTGCATACGGAGTTATGGGAAATCGTTTCTTTAGACTTTATGATAAAAGAGTGGCATCTGCTACTACTTTTATAGTGAGGTCACTTTTATATTATGTTAGAGATAAACTTAAAGAACTTGATTATGAAGTTATTTATATAGATACGGATTCAGTTTTTGTTCAAAGCAAAGAAAATATTACAGATTTATTAAACAAACTTATTCAAGAATGGGCAAAAGAAATATTTGGAAAAGAAAATGTTAATATTGAATTTGGCTATGAGGGTTTATTTGAAAAATTATTTATTCTTACTCTTTGTAGATATGACGGAGATTTAAGAAAACCTGACGGAGATTTAGAAAGAGAAATTAAAGGCATAGAAGCTAAAAGAAAAGATTCTACAATTTTTCAAAAGACATTTCAAAAAGAATTATTAAAACAACTTAAAGAAGAAAAATCAAAAGAAGACATTATTTCTTGGATTCAACAGCAATTTGAAGTAATTAAAACAGCCCCATTAGAAGAGATAGGATTTCCCTGCAAACTTGCTCAAGCTAAAGAAAATTATAAGAACATTCCAATTTTTGTGCGAGCATTGGAAAATACTGAAAATTTCGATAGATTAATAGGAGAAGATTTTTATTATATTTATGTTTTACCTACAGGATATGAAAGAAGAAAAGAACGCATAGAATTTTTAGATGGTAAGAAATTAACGCTTTCTTCTCTTAAAAAAGAATGGCAAAAACATTTCGGAGAAAATATCCCAACAACTAATATAAATAAACAAATAGATAAAAAAGAAGAATTACTTAATTTTTTAGAAGCAAATGGAAGATTAATTGTAAAAGAAGGTATAATTGAAGGCAAGCCCAAGGATGTTATGGCTTTTGATAGACAAAATAAAAAACATATAACTAATTTAGATTGGGATAGAATTATCGACCGCAATATTATGATGAAATTAGATTCTATATTTGAAGCTATGAAATGGGATATTAAAGAGATTAATTATAAACCTTTGAATATCAAATGTTCACTAAAACGTGAACATTCAAGAAATATAAATATTGAACCTATAAATAAAAATCAAACTCAACT